AGGTCTTATTGTTAAGATTTGCTATGGAGATGAGGTAATGTCTGTTTGGAATATTCCAATAAAGACATTTTTTGTCAGCCAAGATAACTTCACCACTACTACAACTTTGATGGCAAAAAGTTTACTTGATTGCATGGTAGCGTTTTTCCTCAGTCCTAATCTGCGCTCCTTAGTGATGGAGGGCGACCAAGAAGCTATCAAGACCCTTTATAATTCTTTTAATCGCCCATCTGCAAGTTCGACCATCATTAATTTAAAGTTAATGCGAGACAACTTCCCAGAATTCTACGAGCACATCACAACAAAGCTTGATGTGATGACAGTAGAGGGAATGGAAAAGTATGCTAAAGATAAGCTGAAGCAAGAAAAGCGCACTAATGTCAGAAAGAAAAGTCGTTCTGTCAACAGAGCCTAACTGGTTTGGGCTGGGTGACACTATTTGGTTTTTGCCTACAGTAAAAAGGCTTAGTTTAACTTTTAAACAAAAAATCAGTATCGTCACTCAGTACCCACAGTTATTCAAAAATAATCCTTATGTTGGCGATATCTTTTCGCTGAAGGACTTTGACTTTTCTTCTCAAGCGGCAAATCCATTTTGCTTTCGCCCTCTTAATGGGGCAAATCCATTCTGGTTTGGCATAAACATTAAACAGTACATCGCAAATAAATGCGGATTTTCTCTTCTGCCAGAGGAAGAGGAGATTTTTTTCTTTCGGGAAAAACCCATCAAAAGAGAGTTGCCCAAAGACTATGTTTTGATTAACGCCTCAAAGCGAGGGGTAGATAGAGACTTAGGGCAAGAGGGCTGGCAAAAGATCGTAGATATTTTAAATAAAAAAGATATTCCTGTTGTTGTGGAAGGTCCGACACAACACACTTACGATCTCCAAATAAATAATGGATTAAATTTACGAGGAGCCGTTGACTCAATCAGTGAATCTTGGCATCTGATAAATGATTCATTTTGCTACTTGACATTCGACACAGGAATGTACATTCTCGCTGGAACAACAGAGGCTCAAATATTTTTAGTCAATTCTTATTTCGAAAACCATTGGCACAAGCCTTATAGAAACAATTCTTATGATTATAAATTATCAGTGATAGAAGGAAGATGCATTGAAAAATGCCTTGGTAATTTAAAATACTATGTAACACCGAATGGTTTAAGCCAGTTCAGAGTTCAAACTTGTCCATTAAATATAAATTTCCGCTGTATTCCAAGCCCAGAAACAATTTCAGAAAGGATAATAAATTATTATGTCTCTCGAAAAAGCAATAAAGCACAATAAAGAAAAGCGTAAGGCATATTGGGGCTCCAAAGCTTTTGATACGTCTTGCCGAAATCATGGAAGCTGCTCTTGGTGCGAGGGCAATAGATTTTATTCAGAAAAAAAGCGCAAGGCTTCTGCCAAAGATCAGCTTGATCGTTACTACGATTACTACGACGAACAATAATGCCTTACCTTAACGCAAATATTCCTGTTTTTACCGCTTATTTAAAAAGCGACTTTCTTTATAACGAAGAAAATAAGACCACAGATTATGTTCTGTGCGAGGTTCTTGGCATTACAAGCTTAACAAGACGATGCCTAACCTTTCAAATAATGACAGAGTATGGCTCTCGTCATGACAGAGTGCCCATTCACTATCTTGTAAATGATCCAGTCCACCAAAATTATCCCTTAGATTGGCTCCAGCTTTGGGACTGCTATTCTAATTCTCTATCAGTCACAAGATACGAGTACCATAAAAATTCAGCAGTCAAGATACAGCTAAAGAATCGTGAATGGGTAAATGGCAAATATTTGTTTACCGTTGATTGGCACGACAACCCAGATGCTCCATACGGCTACTCTGAAATGGCAGGAGGTCACAAGTGCGGGCATCTAATATGGGGACTGTCAACCAGCAACGGCGAACCTGTAAACCAACTGTTTTTCCAGCCAAATAATAGAATACTCTGGAAAGATGGCGGTGCATTTATTTCAAAGAAATTCGACAAGAGGCCAGACTGGAAAGTTTTTGATAAAGAGTTTTCTTGTGAAGGCTCCAGCAAATGGCAAGCCGAAGATAATTGGGACTATTTCTACCAGTTCAATCATGAACAAGAATCTGATAAATAAGATAGTAGTATGCGCCTTGCTAGCTTTGTTGGTTTTTGTTTACTTTTATAAACCAAAGAAGACTCAATACGAAGTTTTTTATTTTAATAGCGAGCAAGAGCTAGCCGTTTCATTGCAAATAAAATCACTTCAAGCTGGAGGGCGTCCAGTCTTGGTCTTGCCCACAGGATCAATGCGCCCGACTGTACAAGACTACGATTACGTTATCATTATCCCCCCTTCTGAACAGCCGTATGACACCATCAAAGAAGGCGACATCGTGATGTATAAGGCTGAATGGACTACTCAAGATATTCCAGTTTTGCACCGAGCAGTAACTAAAGATCGGTGGGGTTGGATAATGAAAGGCGACAACCCAAATAATTCTTACGAAAATAAAAGTAGAGTCACAGCGCAGAATTATCTTGGCAAACTGCATTCGATCTATAGGCTAAAAACGAATGATCGAAGTCCAAATAACTAAAGATATGGTCAGCGAAGCCCTTGACAGGGCGGCGCAAGTACCTTTGCTGAGAAATTCTGACACTAATGGTCACGGGCAAAAGATCGCAGCCCTGAGTGATCTTATGGTTCAGAAGACTTGGGGCGGCAGAATTATGTCCAACAAAAGCTACGATTTTGATTGGATCTCTCCCAAGTTATTTTTATTTGAAATAAAAGCCAAGGAGCGGAACGTTGTTCCCCAACCTTGGCACAACTGCGCGGTCAAAGAATACAATACTAAACAGCAATGCGATTACTATCTTTTTACCAGCATCTTTGGCGATTACAGCAGAGGCTGGATTCTCGGCCACATTAAGAAAGAAAAGTTTTTTGATTTAGCTGAATTTTATAAGAGTGGAGAAGTTGACCCCGATCCTCGCGGAGACAAATACGTTTTCCCCTCAAGCTGCTACAATTTAAAAATCGAACAGTTAACTTCTAATTAATAAAAAAAATGGGCCACTACATTCCAACTAGATACAAGTATATTCACAATAAATTTTTCAATAGGCAGTTTAAAAATATTGATCAATCAAAAATCTTTTTTTCTCCAGAAGATGAAGATTTGAGGTCGCATTTAGCCGATTTGATAAATGATGACGGATTCTTGCACCTAAGATGCCAACAGGATTTTTTGTTTGCTGTTCATTTGGAAATTGCGGACAGAATGGGATGGAATCCCGAAAGAAGCAGAAGATTTTGCGTAACCCACATCAATGGCAACAGAATGGACAACCGTAGAGAAAATTTAAAATTAGTCACTCGGTCAGAACTTAAAGCGATAGCTAAGGAAAGAAAAAATAATCAAAAAAATCTATTGACAGAAGCACATTCTTGCGTAACTTAACCAGTATGCAACTCTCACTTTGCTGCATCTCCAACGTTCTTGCCGAGCGCGGAATCAAGTTCCAGACTATGACCCTGACTCGTTTCCTTGCGCTCCCTCGCGCCGAGGCTATTCGCACTCTCAGCGAGCGCATCCTCAACAACTTCATCGTTACCAATGCAACTATTCAATACTGCGCCAATTGCGGTATTGCTGGCTATCGCTTGTCGTCCTCTCTTGCCCCTGTCATCGACCATCCTGACGTTAACTTACGTCTGCAAGATTTGCCTAATTGGTCTGACCTTCGCGCTGCTCTCGACGCCATCTCTCGCACCATCAAGCTTACCGGCGTTCGCGTCTCTGCTCACCCTTCAGAGTACATCACCTTGACCAGCAATGACGCCTCCGCAGTCAACAACAGCATCACCGATCTTGCTTCACACGCTGATCTGTTCGACTTGCTCGACTTGCCTAACGACTACCGCTCTCCCCTCAACATTCACTGCCGTCAAGACGGCGATCCTGCCGAGGTTTCGCAGCGTTTCCTTTCCAACTTCAATCGCCTGCCCAGCAACGTTCGTTCTCGCCTTGTGCTAGAGGTCAACGACAACGTTAACGGCACTTGGTCCGTCTCTAACCTTCACAAATATTTCTTTCTGACCGCAGGAATTCCAATCACTTACGATTCCTTGCACCGTCAGTTCTGCAATCACGGCAACGATGACCGCGCTGACTTCGACCTTGCCTACTCTACTTGGCCCACAGTTCCTCTTTTTCATTACTCAGAAGGTATTGACAATACTCGTAAGCACGCTCTCATGCCTTCTAGCGTCCCTAACTCTTACGGTCGCCCTGTATTTTTCGACGTAGAACTCAAGAACAAAGACTATGCCATCTATCAAATCCTCCGCAACATCCAAGCTCCAAAGCCAATTAATAACGATTAAAAATCAGGTCGAGGAGACTTTATCGCAAAAGAATTTGCGCTTTGAGAGCGCACCTTTAGAAATCGAAAACGAAACAGAAGACGAAAAGATTATCGGCTATACGATAAAGACATCTCAAATCTCTGCGTCGATCATTCCAAATTTTAGAAACAGAAAAATAGAATTTCTTGTTCTGAACGAGAAGATGATCGAGCACCTTTTGCAAGAAGGCTTCTCTGACGAAGAGATTATGGCTAATGGTAGAGTTTGGTTTCACTTGAAGAAGAAGAGCGACTTTTTAAAATTGGTCTCAAATTAATTCATAAAAAATGAAGTTCAATCCAATCTTTAGCTCAAAGGATGTCAAAGAGGTCTACGAGATGTACAATCTACTCAGCGAGGGATTTTTAAAGAATTTTAAATACCAAGCTGAGTTCAGAATTACTACCTCTTCTTTTAAGAGCGACTTTGTTCTGAGTGCCGAATACTCCTCGGAAATCGAGCGTAAGTGGCTGGAAGATAAGGTTCTGGAGATTTCTTCAGAAAAAGTTAAGAAAACCTCTTGACGAACGCTGTGCCTTGTGGCACATTAGGCGTGTAATCAAATTGCTCCAATGATTGTCAAATCCATCCAAAAGAACGTCGTCGAGTCTCACGACTTCCGTAGCGAAATCGCTACCATTGATCAGCAGGAGATGAGATACGTCTCCTCTCTCCTGCGGAACAACTATTCTGAGCCGATTCTCGCTACGGTTCGTGAGATCGTCGCCAATGCGCTCGATGCGAATCGCGGCTCTTCGCAGCCTATTTCCATTCAGTGTCCCACTAGGCTTGAGCCTGTCTTCAAGGTCCGAGACTTTGGGACTGGGCTTTCTGAAGCTGATCTCTTTGGCCTCTACACCAAGTATGGTCGCTCGACCAAGCGTTCTGACAACGCTTGCATTGGCGGGTTTGGTATCGGTCGCTTTGCGCCCCTGTCTTACACCGATTCTTTTACGGTTATCTCTTATCACGGCGGC